GGTATCAAAAGACCGCTATCTTCTCTTAGATATTGGGCTATTTTCAAAGGTGCTTCTATTCCATGCGAATTAAGCCAATGATTTTGAGTATTTAAGGCAATTATTTTGACGATAAAAAAAGTGTCAACGGATTAATGAGGTTACAAAACGGAAAAATCATTGTCACACTTACCGAGCTGGCTGAAATACTTGGCTGGACGAAAAGATGGATTAACATTAAGGTCGAATCCGGTGGCTTCCCGGGTCCCATTAAACGCGGTGAATATGATTTTGTCGAATGCGTTAAGTGGCGGTTTGCCTATGATGAGAATAAACTCCGGCAATCCAAAAGCGAACCGACATCTTTAAAAGAAAGTGAGGAACGAATTGCGGCAGCCGACGCCGATATGAAAGAATTAAAACTTCAACGTGCGCGCGGCGAATTAATTGAGGTAAATAAAGCATCCGGGTTATGGGGATATATTGTTATTGCTGTCAAGCGCGGTATGCTGTCATTATCAAACAAGGTTGCCCCTATAATACAGGGTAATCAAACGCTGCCGGAGAAAAAGAATATAATCGATAAAGCTGTATATGAGGTATTAAATGAGTTGTCAAACCCAGACCTATCAAAGATCACCGGAATGGAGGACGATCCGGAGGGTGATCACATTATTCAAACCGCCTCCGAGATTGACCATAAGCCAGTGGGCAGATACAAACCGAAGGTTAAGCGCAGAGTCAAGCGCGGAGCCAGGAAGATGGCACACAGAAAGGGCAGAGTACCAGCGGGGAATGATGGACGCGGTGTACGATCCGGCGGTGGAGTTCGTGACATTAATGACAAGCTCGCAGGTGGGAAAAACGGAAATTTTGAATAACATTATAGGCTATTTTATCGAACATGATCCCTCGCCGATGCTTCTGATTATGCCGACACTTGAAATGTCAATGTCATGGAGTAAAGACCGTTTTGCGCCAATGCTACGGGATACACCGAGTCTAATAGGTAAGGTGACGGATGCGAAAACCAGAGATAGCGGTAACACAATCCTACATAAAACATTTCCAGGTGGACATATCACCGCGGCGGGTGCAAACTCTCCGGCTTCACTTGCATCCAGACCGGTTCGTATAGTTCTATTCGATGAAGTTGATCGCTTTCCGCCATCGGCAGGCACAGAAGGTGATCCAGTTAAGCTCGCAACAAAGCGCACGCAAGCCTTTTGGAACCGGAAAATCATCCATACCTCTACGCCGACGGTCAAGGGTGTGTCTCGGATCGAAGCGTTATGGATGGAATCCAATCGACAGAAATATTTTGTACCCTGCCCGCACTGTGGAGTCTATCAAATTTTACTTTGGGCGGGTGTTAAATGGGATAAGACAAACGGCAAGGATGATTTAAACACGGTTCATTATGAATGTTCATCTTGTAAACAGAAGATTTTTGAATCTGATAAGTATGGAATGATACAAAAGGGCGGATGGCGCTCAGAGAATCCAGAAGTTAAACGGCACGCAGGATTTTTTATTAACGAACTTTACTCACCCTGGTCGACGTGGAGAACTGTCGTTGAAAATTTCCTTGAAGCCAAAAAACGCCCGGAGACTTTGCGTGTATGGATAAATACAACGCTCGGAGAAACATGGGAGGATGAAGAAAGCTACTCGATTTCAGATGAGAGAATCGCGGCACGCGTTGAAGATTATGAGGATGTGCCCTCCGACTGCGTACTACTTACCGCAGGTATCGACGTTCAGGACGACCGGATCGAGATTGTGGTTAAGGGATGGGGGGTAAAAGACGAGAGCTGGCTGATTGACCGGAGAGTATTTTATGGTTCACCTGCTCGGAGTCAGACATGGCAACTGCTGGATGATTATTTGTTAACCAATTTTAAACACGAGGCAGGTTTAAATATGCGGATCGTTACCGCCTGCGTCGATAGCGCGGGACATTTCACGCAAAATGTTTATTCGTTTGTGAGACCGAGACAGATTAGACGCATCTATGCCGTCAAGGGGATGGCGGGCACAGGCAGGCCGTTGATCGGTAGGCCGTCAAAGAATAATCGGCAAAGGGTAACACTTTTCCCTTTAGGTGTAGATACGGCGAAGGAACTTATATTCGCGCGTTTGAATCAGGATGAGATCGGTCCGGGGTATATGCACTTTAACCGCCGGTGTGATGACGATTATTTTAAGCAGTTAACCGCAGAAAAGCAGGTGACGAAATTTTCAAAAGGTTTTCCAACAAAGGTCTGGGTAAAGGTGAGACCGCGCAACGAAGCGCTTGACTGTGAGGTGTATGCTTTATGCGCTTATACTCTTTTAAATCCGAACATGGAGAAGATTGCCAATGATTTTAAAATGCAAGCGGAGAAAATAAAAGGCAGTGATGACGCTACTCCAGAGAAGAAGGTAAACCCAGACATTCCGAAGCCGAACAAAAAGGTACGCAATCCATTCAAGAAAAACTTTGCAACGAATTGGTAATGAAATCATAATGCCCTACATCATAAACAGTGAAGCCGAAGAAAAGATTTTAAAAATATCTAACGAGACCGGACTGAGTAAAACGGAAATTATAAACCGGATCATTGCATCACTATCAACTTTTGAACTTTCCCAAATTATAACACTCTACGTAACCGATACAAACCCACCCCAACCGCGTAAACTTCTAACGAAAAAACTGACCTTCGTTTCAAGGTTTTAATTCGCCAATTTTCACTAATACAAATATTCCCGCTTATTTTTCTAAATTAACCGTTTCCCCTTGAAAAAATGTAGTAAAATGTAGTAGATTTTGACATTATGTAATTCGTAAATTATTACTGACAAAAAGAAACTGACGAGTTTCCGGTGAGCCTCAACTGTCATGCGCGCAGTTGGGGCTTTTTATTTATGAGGAGTTATGTGCAAAGGAAAATGTAAAGGCAAAAAGAAACCGCGTTGAATATCCCAAGCCTAATATACGCGGGCGATACAACCGAGTGGACTGACTCGCTCTCCGATTATTTAGCAAGCGACGGTTACACACTTCAATATTCACTTTCCGGTAAAGACAAAAGGTATGAAATAACAGGCGTTGCAGACGGAGCGGATTTTGATTTTACGATCACCGCTGCCGTTTCCATTCTCTACATCCCCGGCTGGTACAATTGGCAGGCATACGTTACCAAAGGCGCTGTAAGATATACGGTCGGGATCGGCAGGCTTGAAATTAAAACCAACATCGCAACTGCGGTCGGCGCGCAGGAGGGCAGATCGGTTGCACAAATCACCGTTGATAATCTCGAAACGATAATCAAAAACAAATCCACTGAGGGATATGAGAGTCTTGCTATTGGGACCGCTAACGGTACATCAAAGCAAGTCACAAAAATGAGCTGGCCGGATATTATAAGCGCTTACAATTTCTGGCGTAAAGAATTGGAACGCGAACAGGATGCCGTAAAAATCGCAGGCGGCGGGACCGGACGTAAAATATTATCACAGTTTAATCCATACTAATGAACACCTTCCAGAAAATATTGGGCTTATTCGGAATTACTACAATACCAAAGCCGGTTAGAAATAGCTGGCTTCCATCGTTTTTAAAACGTGGTTATGCCGCCGCGAATATTAACCGAATTACAAATGACTGGCGCCCATCTTCAACATCGGCTGATTATGACATTAAAGCCGCGCTGGTTTCTATCCGCGATAAGGCGCGTGACCTTTGCCAGAACAATGATTACGCTAGAAAGTTTTTACGGATGTGCCGCAAGAATATCCCCGGCGCCTACGGTTTTCAGTTGCACATGAAAATCAAAATGAAAAGTGGGGAGTTAGACACACCGCTTAATAATCATATCAAGGAACAGTTTAAGGAATGGGGAAGGCGTGAGTTTTGCACCGTCACCGGACAACTATCGTGGCGACAAGCTCAACACATAGCCCTAATGCACCTTGTCCGGGACGGTGAATTATTGGTGAGAAAGATTTATCAGAAGAGTTCAAAGTTCGGTTATAAGATGCAAATCCTTGAGCCGGATCTGTTGGATGAAAAATTCAACGAAAAACTATCCAACGGTAATATGGTCCGTATGGGAGTAGAGATTGACGCATGGCGCAAGCCTATCGCGTATCATCTCAAAGTAGTAAATCCAGAAACAGAATTATATAGCTTTTCGCAGGGGACGGGTGAACGCGAAAGAATACTCGCGCGGGACATTTATCATTATTTCGACCGTGAGCGTTCTTTCCAGACGCGCGGTATCAGTTGGCTTGCTGCCGGAATGTTAAGATTGCGGATGTTGAGCGCTTATGAAGAGGCGGCGCTTATTAATGCGCGTATTGGCGCTTCAAAGATGGGATTCTTTTACGATGAATCCGAAACCACGGCCAGCTATCAGGGAACGGAGAAGGACTCAAGCGGTAATGAGATCGTCGGTGTTGAGCCGGGACAGTTTGAGGACATCGGTCGCAAAAGATTCACGCCATTCAATCCAGACTTTCCGGACGCACAGCACGGTCCCTTCGTGGAATCAATGGGACGGGGGATTTCATCGGGCTTCGACGTAAGCTATCATACCCTGTTTAACGACCTTACAAGTGTTAATTATTCATCGATCCGTCACGGAATGCTCGATGAGCGTGAAACGTGGACGATGATGCAAGAGGACTTTATCGAAGGTTTTCTCGAGCTCGTTTTCCGTGATTGGCTTGAGATGAGTTATTTAAAAGGCGCAGTCATACTACCCTCCGAGGATTGGGAGATATACAATATTCCTTATTTCATCGGCAAACGCTGGGGATGGGTCGATCCTGAATCGGATATGAACGCGAAACGCGGAGAACTGGACTCCGGTATGACATCGTTGACTCGTGTATGTGCCGAGCGCGGGGATGATCTCGAGGAAATTCTTGCCGAAATAAAAGATGAAAAGATGCTATTCCAAAAATACGGCGTTACCGTGAACTATGCCGGGACCGCAAAGCCTGTCGTAACAGCTGAAGTAAAACCCACAAACGGAAAAAGTGTATCCGCATAGGAGAATATATGGATCCTAAAGAAGAAGCCAGAAAATTAGAATTATCCAAACCGCAGACGCGGGATTTTATCGTCGACCGTGCAACGGTGAACAAAGAAGACCGCACGATCGCGCTCTCTTTTTCATCCGAATTGCCGGTTGAAAGATGGTGGGGAATTGAAATACTGAGCCACGCCCCAGGCGCCGTACGACTCGATCGCATGAATGCAACGGGTCCGCTGCTTATGGACCATAATACAAGCGATCTGATAGGGAAGGTGGATGCCAGCCTTATTGATGAAAAAGAGAAAAAGGGACGCGCAACGGTAAGATTTGGTAAGGCGCCGCGAGCTGAAGAAATAATGGGTGATGTCGTTGACGGCATCCGGTCGAATGTGAGCGTTGGCTACATGATACATAAGTATGATGAAATGGAGGCGAAGGATATGTCGCCCGAGCTTTTACAGATAGCAGCCGATAAAAAGCTTCCGGTCTATCTGGTAAAGGATTGGGAACCGCTTGAAATTTCAATTGTAAGTATTCCCGCCGATCCGACAGTCGGAGTTGGGAGAAACTATGAACCAATAACAACAAAGGAAGGAAAGGTAACCATGCTTCCGGAAGTAATACAGAAATCTCCCGATGAAATCTTAAAGATGGAACGGGAAAGACAACAAAGATTCGCGAAATCGCTG